CTTATCAAATAACATTTTAAACATTGATGCAACGTCAGAAACCTATTTAATTCAAGAAGTTCAAGATGAAAAGTATGAATTATTGTTTGGAGACGGTTATTTTGGTAAAAAACTTGAAAATGGAGCAGTAATTACTGTAACTTACATTGTTACCGATGGTATAGGTGGAAATGGGTCTGCTAATTTCAGTTATGCTGGTCGTGTTTTAGATTCTTTAGGTATTCCTGTTGTTCCAACTAATACTATTTTAATTACAACAAATCAATCTGCAGCAAATGGTGGTGATATTGAAAGTATTAACTCAATTAAGTATTTTGCACCACGCATATATGCCTCTCAGTACCGTGCAGTGACCGCCAGAGACTATGAAGCGATCATTCAGTCCATTTACCCTAACACAGAATCTGTGTCGGTTGTAGGGGGCGAGGAACTTGATCCACCAGAGTTTGGACAAGTGTTAATTAGCATAAAACCTAAGAATGGTGATTTTATATCTGATTTTGATAAACAAAATATACAATCAAAATTAAAAAATTATGCATTATCTGGAATAAATCAAAAAATCATTGACTTGAAGGTTCTTTTTGTTGAGATAGACAGTGCAGTCTACTATAATAGTTCTCAAGTCACTAATGTAAACGATGTAAAGAGTAAAGTTATAAGTGTTTTAAATACATTTTCATCATCCTCAATCAATCAGTTTGGTGGTAGATTTAGATATAGTAAATTGGGTCAAATTATTGATGATTCTGATCAATCAGTAACTTCAAATATCACAAGAGTGATTATTAGAAGGAATTTGAAAGCATTATTAAATCAGTCGGCACAATATGAATTATGTTATGGTAATAAGTTTAAGAGAGATAGTGGTGGATTTAATATTAAAAGCACAGCATTCACTTTAGCAAATCAATCAGGAACTTTGTATTTTACAGATGTTCCGAATACTGATAACAGGATGGGCACTCTCTCTATAGTCAAGGAATCTGCTGAAAGTGATAAATTTACAGTTGTTATTAAATCTGCAGGATCAGTTGATTATGACAAAGGTGAAATTATAGTCAACACTTTAAATATTACATCAACTGCTCAACCAAATAATATTATTGAAATACAAGCGTTTCCTGACTCAAACGATGTCATTGGACTAAAAGATTTATATTTGAGTTTTTCCGTTGCAGATAGTACAATAAATATGGTTAAGGATACAATTTCATCTGGTGAACAGATTTCTGGTGTCGGATATAAAACAACATCAAGTTCTTTGAATGGAAATCTAAAAAGAGGTGATACATCGGTTACATTAACTCCCTCTGTATTAACTTCAACTACTTCATCATCAAATATGAGCACAAACACAACTACTTCAGGTTCATCATCGTCTGGGGGCGGATACTAAGAAATGATACAAACTGGTTTTGAGAAACGAGTACAGGTTCAGCAGATATTAGCGAATCAACTCCCTGATTTTATTCGGACAGAGAGTCCAAAGACGCTTGACTTTTTAAAACAGTATTATATTTCCCAAGAACATCAATCAGGTGTTGCTGATCTTGCTGATAACTTAGATCAGTATATTAAATTAGATAATTTAACTCCAGAGGTAATATCAGGTAAAACTACACTTTACTCTGATATTACATCGACAACTAATAGTATTCAAGTATTCTCCACAAAAGGATTTCCTGACCAATATGGTCTTTTTAAGATTGATGATGAAATATTTACTTATACTGGTGTAACTACAAACACATTTACAGGAGTTGTAAGAGGTTTTAGTGGTATTAGTAGTTACAGAACAAATTTAAATAAAGAAGAACTTCTTTTTGAGGAAACAAATCAAGCAGAACATGAAGCTGGGAAGGATGTTCTTAATTTAAGTGCTAATTTTTTAAAAGAATTCTATAAAAAGTTAAAATTTACATTAACACCAGGTTTAGAAAACGTAGATTTTGTATCTGATCTTGATGTTAACAATTTTATAAAAGGTGCGAGAGCATTTTACGAAGCAAAGGGAACTGAAGAATCATTTAAGATACTTTTTAAGGTTTTATTTGGTGAAACACCGAAAGTTGTAGATTTGGAACAACATTTACCGAAACCCTCATCTGCAGAGTATTTGAGAAGAGAGATAATTGTTGTTGAAAGCATATCGGGAGATCCAAGTAAATTGATTGGACAAACAATCAAAAAATCAACTGATTTAGATACACAAGGATCTGTTTCAGAGGTAGAAATATTTACAAGATCAGGAATTGGCACCTTCTATAAGATTGGTCTATTTGCTGGATTTAATGATAGAGATTTAATTGAGGGAACTTTTGAAATACAAGCAAAAACTCAAAATATAAACCCAGTATCTGTTGGATCTTCAGTAATCACAGTCGATAGCACTATTGGATTTGGAATTACAGGAACCATTTTATCAGGTAATAATATTATTACTTACGGATCAAAAACAGTCAATCAATTTTTGGATTGTGATGGTGTAAATGATCCAATTGATGTAAAATCAAATATTCGCAAGAACGAAGTATTTTTTGGTTATGAAAATGGAGATTTAAGTAAAAAAGTTGAAGTTCGCATCACGGGTGTTCTATCTAATATTGAAACTATTACTGATTTTAATAATATCACTGAGGGTCAAGAGATATATGTAAAAAATGTCGGTGAAAAAATAAAAAATCCAGACTTTAATAAAACTTTTAAACAAACATTTGCAAATTCTTGGATTTATAACACAAGTTCAAGATTTTTTGTAGAAAACACTAATAATGGTTATAATTTAAAAACTAAACCCGATAGATCAGCGTTAAAAGTTGGAGATACAGTTGATATATTATTAGGTTCATCAGAAATTGTTGAATTTTCAAATGCAAAAATTGAAACAATTTCTGGAAAACAGGTAACCTTAGATACTGGTGGAAATTTTGTGCCAGATGCTAATAAGGAATATTCCTTAAGAAGAAAACTAAAGGTTGTTAATAGTTCTGGAGCACCTTTAATATATGGTGATGGATTAATTACTGCAGATGTTCAAAACATGTATGTAGAGAAAGATAAAAATTTCTATGTTGCATCAAGTTCACTACCATCATATACTTTAACAAAAAATTTAGATCAAGCAGTTATTACATCACTTGAATCTACAAATTTAGAGGAATTTGATACGAATAAACTAAAATTTAGTATAATTGTCTTTGACACTGAAGTTCCTTTCTTAACTGGTGAGGAGGTAATTTATAGTGCTGAAAATAACACACTTGATGGATTAGAGGATGGAACCTCATATTTTGTAAAGGTCTTAACTGATCGTAAAAAAATAAAATTATATAGATCAAGATCTCTTATTGATGCGGATAACTCTACAATACCAACTCATGAATATTTTTCAGCACCTAATAATTCAGGATTTCATAAATTTACATTATTCACTCAAAAATCACAATTTATTTATCCTCAAAAATTATTAAGTAAGTTTCCAGGTCAACTTGACTTAAAAACTGGAGAGAACACTGTAACCACACCAGGTGCTCTTGGAATGCTTGTGAATGGTGTTGAGATTATAAACTATAAGTCTGACGATAAAGTCTACTACGGACCACTAGAGAGCGTTAGAGTGTATAGTGGGGGTGAAAACTTTGATGTATTAAATGCACCTACAATTAGCGTTGAATCGGGTCTAACAACTGCACTCGTCCAACCTGTGGTAAAGGGACAATTAAAAGAAGTACTAATTGACCCACAAGATTTTGATATTAAGAAAATTTCATCAATAAGCATTTCGGGTGGTAATTCATCTGGAAGTATTCTTGAAGCACAACTAGAGGAAAGAAGTAGAACTATATCTTTTGATGCCAGACAATCAACAGTTGGTGGCGGTGTTGATGTTGACAATGATAATATTACTTTTTTGGAAAATCATAACTTAATAAGTGGTGATGAAATAATTTATAGCACAAGTGGTAATACTGCAATAGGTGTAGGTATTCTTACCACTGCTTTTCGTGATGGAGTTAATCTTGTTACAGGTTTGACTTTAAATGATGGTGCAGTTTACGTTGCAGAGGTTATCAATAATAGATCAATTAATTTATATGAAACAATTGGTGATTTTAATGCAGGTATTAACACAGTAGGTTTCACAACTGCAGAAACTTCAGGTTTACATAAATTTAGAACTAAGAAAACAAACAAAACAATTTCAAAAATATCAGTAATTGAAGCAGGTTCTGACTTTGAAAATCGCAAGTTGATAGTAAATTCAAGTGGAATTAGCACTACTAAAGATTCTATTTTCTTTGAAAACCATGGTTTTAATAGTGGAGAAGTGGTTATATACTCAACAAGTGGAACTTTAATAGATGGTTTGGATACAAATCTTCA